ACGCCAGCAAAGTCCAGCACCAGGCAATGATCGGTGTGACTTTTTGGACGCATTCCTCGACCTGCCATTTGAACGTATAGTCCTGGCGACAAGGTGGGGCGCATCATCGCAATCAGGTCAATGTCAGGATAATCAAAGCCGGTGGTTAGCACGTTGGCGTTGGTAATAGCGCGAATTTTGCCAATCTTGAAATCTGCCAACATCTCCTCGCGCTCTTTTTTGGGTGTTGTGCCGAGGATGCAGCCGGCCAGAATGCCATTTCCGTTCAAAACCTCTGCAACGCGCTCGGCGTGTTTTACGCCTGTGCAGAAAAACAACCACGCTTTGCGGTTGCCAGCCAAACCAATTGTTTCGTTTACCACGTTGATGTTGTTATCGTCGGTGTCTACCGCGGCTTGCAATTCTGACTCAATATATTCGCCGCCTTTTTTGTGAACGCCAGTAGTGTCTAGTTTTGCTTTTGTGTGTTTACTTCTAAGCGGCATCAAAAACTGTTTGGCAATTAATTCCTCAATGCCAATTGGCTCAAGCAGATCGCTAAATATTGCAGGCTTATCTGTAATCATGCCGTGTCCCAAACGGTAAGGCGTTGCAGTTAAACCAACAACTCGCAGTTCGGGATTGATCTGTTTCAAATCGCGCACCAGTTTGCGATACCCGCCTGTTTCTTTGTGATTAACTAAATGCGCTTCGTCAATGATGATCAGATCAACGTGCCCTATTTCGCTTGCTTTGTCTCGCAACGATTGAATGCCGCCAAACGTGATTGGATTGCCTAGTTTCTTTTGCCTCATTCCGGCGCTGTAAATTCCCATTGGCGCATCAGGCCAATACTGTTGCATTTTCTCGGCGTTCTGCTCAATCAATTCTTTGACATGGGTGAGCATTAAAACAACGGTTTCCGGCCAATTTTGAATTGCATCTTTGCATAGAGCAGCCACAATGTGACTTTTGCCACTGCCTGTCGGCATTACAATACAAGGGTTGCCTTTGTTGCCAGCTTCAAACCATGCGTAAAGCTGGTCCAAAGTTCTTTGTTGATAATCGCGGAGCATCATTTAATAATTCTCCCGCCCATATCTTTGCGAATTTCATTAACAAAATCGTCGCTATTAGCGCAAGCAGCAGGATTCGCTAGCAGTTCCTTACTGGTGTAAACGTGCGCATCACCCTCGCCATTTGCAACATCTTTGCCATCAATGACGTAAATTGCCGTCCACTGATCAAAACTGTCCTTCCTTTGCCAAGATACCAGGTCAGGATGCAGCACATGACTCTCGCAGCCGGTGCGCTGATAATCCAACGGAATGTCATCCGCATCGTGCCTCTCGCAGCGCCAGGTGCTGTCTGCCTTAGCCGTTGCGTGGGCGCAGGTGCGGCAATTTACATGTTTAGTTGTTTTTGTTTTGTGACAAAATTCATGTGCTGGGCAAAACTTGCATTGATACCAGCTTGGATCTGAACTGATTGGCTCCGGCATCCGGTCTGCCAGTGCGATGCGTTGTCCACGAACAATGGCTTTTTCTGCGATTGCCTTGTCATAACGCACTCTTTCTGTGTAAATCCGATCATCGTCTTTGCAGACAGACACGTACAAAGCGCGGTCAATCTTGGTTCCGGCCATATAAACCTGCATCTGAATAAAGTGCTCTGGCTTTGACTTTTCAACGCCATCTTTAACCAGCGCATCAAAAGACTTTTTAGAGTGGGTCTTGAACTCGGCGATGTGTTTGGACTTGGGGGCTTCAGGGACGCCAGAATCAATAATGGCATCGAGGCTTCCAGAAACGTGGCTTTTGAAGTCTACCCGATGCTGAGATGAATCCTTCCGCACATCCATCCCAATGGCGCGAAGGTCGCTGACAATGGTGGCCTCCTCGTTCTGGCCTCGTCTAAACAAGCGCAGGATGCGACCTGTAAACTTTTGCTGGACTGCCCACCGGAAAGACAGCCACAGCCAACGGTCGCAAGGGTGTCCCAGCGCACTAGCTCCCATGTGCGCCCTGGGCGAGTCTGGTTTTGATTCGTGCGCATTGTCGATGAGGGTTTGTATATCGTTGCTTAAGCCCGATATAATCATTTTTTATTTCCTTTAAGAATTGCCCCAGTCTGGATCCCAGCTGGGGCATTTTTTTAACTTTTGTTTGCCCAGGGCGGCGCGGTTTTGCCGTTTTTGAGCTCTGCTTGCGCTGGTTTGGGCTTGCTAAATGTTGCCAATGGAGCTGCGTTAAGGCTTTTATAGCCACGGACTTCGTTGCTTGCCTCGTAAGTGCGCCCGGTCTTCTCGTCTGTGCGTGGCGGCCGAATAGACAGTTTGATGCCAATGTGGCCGCCGATCATCTCATCGGTGTCCCGCAACTTAGGCAGTCCGAGTGCGCGCATGATCTCGCCAAGCTGGGCCCTGCCAATTTCCTCGGCTTTTAGGCTAGCGTTTTTAATATTAAGATTAGAAAAAACGACGCGCCCCTGATAGGTTGGGCCGGTGATGTCAAGGCGCATTTTGATGTATTCGCCAGTCCCATCGTTCGTCTTTTTTATCTCTGATTGAGTGATATTTGCAGTGTAATCACCGGCAGGCAGGGGCTCAAAATTGTTGGTTGCTGCCGGCATTTCCGTTGCTATAAATTCTTCTGACAATTTCATGTTTATTCCTTTATTGTGATTTTAAAAGTAGATCTGCCAGGTTTAGCCGTTATTGCTCCAGCGAGCAGCTGGGTAATACTTTTGTCGGCAGCTTTCCAAGCGGCCATATTTACTTCTGGTTTCCAACGAAACAGATTTGGCAATTGATCAGACAGACCAGATTCAAGCGCAAGTTCCTGCAATTTGTTTGAATCAACTTTGCGGTCAATCCGACCAGAAACTTTGACTACAAAGCCTTCCGGTTCGGCAGTCTCGGTGCCTTCAAAATTATCAGGAATGGCCAGCAGTTTGACCATCTGATCTTCAATCTTGCGACGCTCGGTTGTGGCCTTTTCTTCATCGATCTTAAAGCGTAGCCAGTCGGCGCTTAGGCTTTTGAGGTCGCTCATGCTCTTGCCGCGATCTTTTCAATAATCGCGCTCAAATCAGGCGTTTCCCAGCCGTCAAGTTTGCCGCTGCGATCCTTAGCGAGCCACAGTCCATCGCCGTCTGTCATCAAAGCGCGTTGAGTATTGCCTTCCCCATCTTTCTCAACGCGCAGAGCCAGCACCTCGTCGAAGAAATAAGGCAATCCTTGCGTCAGACTTTTGCCGGGCATTCCAGGGTTGTAGAGCATTCTCCCCAGTTCGTCAGCTGACTTTTCTAACTTCGCAGACATATAAACATTGCGACCGGCAAGGTCGCGGAACGACCGAATAATTTCGGCCATTGTTGTGTTCATTTCACCGTAAGCGGCGCGGCCGTCCTTGTTTGCCTTGAGCTCCCGTTGCAGCACCACTTCAGCAACTTCGCTGATGCTGTCAACACAGATTGACTGATAAACTTTTGCCTCGGCGCTGTCCTTGCACCACGCATATGCCTCGCGCAAATCATCGAGGCTTGCCACATCAATGTAGGGCAAATCAGCACTTTGCAGCGACAGCAGGCCGCCTTCAGCTGACAGCACAATGGGGCTCGGCAGCGTTGCGATCAGCGCGGTCTTGCCCACTCCGGCTGCGCCGTAAACCAGCAGTTTCACTCCACTTGCGGCAAGATTGCCTGTAGACTTTAAATTAATAGCCATAATTCCTCCGATTAGAATGAGAACAACAAAACAAGGAAAATCCATCCTGCCGCGAGTGTTGCTGCGGCGCACGCGGCGGCGCCTGTGATTTCAAGAAAGTTCATTCTTCGCTCGCGTCTGCAATTTCTTGTGCGAGTTCTTCAACGATGTCGGTGTCTTTAAGCCAAAGCCACAACAACTCTGTTACTGCCTTGCGTTCTTTCTCAACGCGCTCTCTAAACAAGTAAGAATTGTCGGCCATTGCCGCAATGTAAAGCTCGGCCATATAACTAGGGTCGCGTTCCTCAGTCAGAATGTCGTATAGGTCAAGATGCTTCCGACCTTTTGCCGGATACTGGCCGTGATCCATCAGGGTTTCTACGGCCTGCTCTATTGCGCGTTCGCGGTCGCGCTCGGTGACTTCTGCTTGCTTGCGATTCAGGGGGTAGCAGCGGGGGCAGTCCTCGCTCCCACAGTTGCAGCGTTC